TATTCATGCAACTCGGCACCCCATTTAGAACCAAGCTTTCGCCCCCAGGCAGCAAACCCGATTTTGACATCTCGCTTTGCTAAGTCAACTTCGTAGATGATCTTGCGGATTCCGAAGTCACGATCCCCATATCTCGCCATCGGTGGTTTGCCTGGTGGCCTGGGCTTGCGTCCCTTCTGATAGACTGCAACAGGCTTACCGTCGATCACCTCAGTTCTAATCTGCTTCTGTGGCTTGACTGGATTCCCGATGAGCTTCCTAGCATCCTGCCTAATGATCGCACCGAACCTTTCAAGTGCTCGGCGGTCGATGTCCTGGAGTGCCGATATTCTGCGGTTGGCTTGCTGGATGATCCGCTGAAAGCCCCGTGTTTTTGCTTTCAGCTTGAGCATCGCGTTTATCCTTTGGAAGCATCAGTTTCAGCATCGAAATAGTCTGCGAGTTGATCGGCCACCGCTCCTTGCCATCCTTTTTCCCGGCGTCGGCAAAAAGCTCTGGACGGGCTCCCCTCGCCATCTCCATTAACTGCCAGGCTGTAAGCCCTGCTGGGTCGATTCCGACGATTCCAGCCAGTCGATAGAGAGCTTGCCAAACGCTTGTTTGATCCGCTCCGCTTGTACCTCCTGGCCCCGCTTGCTGCTTGACCACAGACCGGCCAGCAGCTCCTTTTTTGCGGGTGCCAGGCGCGAAAAAAAACCAGACCATTCCTCCATGAAAGCATCGATCCCAGCGGACAAAGCATCGCCATCTAAGCGATCACCAAACGTCCTGCAATCAATGCCCAATGCTTGGGCCTGATCCATGCAGATAAACCAAAGAACATCCATCAATGTCGGGATGTCAGTTGGCATCTGCTCAGGGGAGTCCAGTAGATCGATCTTTAGATTCTGCTTGATCGCCAGTAGGTTACCGACCGTCAGTTTGATCTGCCACTGATGGCCGGTAGAATCCTTAAACGCTCGCATGTTGAAACCTCGTTAGGATGACTGCAAAAACTACGTTGCAGTATACCAAACAGGGGCGGAGTTGGCGTTCTTCACTGGTCGCAATGAAACGTCCACCATCAACGCCTCGCCGAGGTTCTCATTACGTGTGAAGCTCTTCACCATCATCGTGGCCCGCAGCCCCTCACTGCCGGTCGTTGCGACCAGGCCATCGAGAACCAAGATTTCAACCGAAGTGTTGTTGATGAATGCACCCTGGAAGGCATCAAAGTCAGCGTCGCCGGTATCCCAGAGCATCCCGAATTCAACGGTAGCATCCTTCATCCCGTCAACGAATTCCTTCCAGCCACCAGACGCCCGAGTCGTTACGTCGGTTTCGTCCTTCTCAAGGCTCAAGGTTAGATCCTTGACGTTGCCAATGAGATCCCAAACAGGAACGGAATAGGTTCCGGTGTTGCGGTAAAGCTTCGCGTTTTGGCTCAGTACGTGTGCCATTAAATAGTCCCCTTATAGCGGATGGAAATGGTTGTCTGTAGGACGCCATCTTCGGCCACCCGGTTAGGGTCGAATGGCTCCAATTGCTCGATCTCATGAACGTATAACCCAGCCAGGTTATTGGCCGCTAAGCGATCCATTAGTTCCTGGCAGAGCGTCAAAAATTGTCCCGTCTTAGTCTCCTGCGCTGCTTCAGTCCCGCTGCAATCAGTACGAAGAACGACACCAACGGTGTAAATCTTCGTCCAAAGGTTGCTACGGCTAAGTAGTTCGCGGGATTGTTCGGCACTGTGTACCGTGACATCCCAGCCAGTAAGCACATCCCGATCATAAATCGGTACTAGCTTCTTAGCGGTCGTCACAGTCTGGCTGTACGTCCCGCCCTGGATGAGCGAGACAACAGCGTCAACTAGATCCACTGGCAAGGGCATTAGGTTTCCTTTGTGTGGATCCTCAAAGTTTGCATCGTCTGATCCTGGTATCGCCAGGCAGCCTCACCACCGACCGAAAGCACCTTGTAAATCTTGGCCCCTTCAGTGATCTGATCGCCACGCTGAGGGGTTATCACAACGCCACCGATCTTTAGTTCCGATGCAAGCAGGATGTAGTCTCGGCTTTTGATCTGCTCGATCACCGATCCATCCTGCGTGACATCATGAACCGACCGGCCAGGGACAGCCCTGGAAATCGTCACAGACGATGCGCCGCGGGTATAGGTGATCGACACTCCATGAATGGAGCGAGCGGCCTTATGTGCGGCGATGACTGCGGATTCCAGGGCTGTTGTCATTGCGTTACCTCAGTGGACTAGGATCAGGTCAACAGGGTTTCGGTGCTGCCGATCTGATCCGTCACAACGATGGGAACCCCGAACGATTCAGATGGGAATGGTGCAGGTGCTCCAGTCGGGTTGGTCGCTGTCCGGCTGGACTGCAACTGACGGTGCGATCGTCGGTTCATCACGATGTAGTTAGGACCACGGGAAGCAGGGAACTTTTCCAAAGCCTGAGCAATCAGGCTGTCGGTCAGACCCTTGCCGGAGTCGGCAGTCAGGTTGGCGATGCGGACAACGCTGTAGATCGATCCAACCTTCAGGCCACACCAACCAACGATTGGGTGGTAGTAAGCTGGGAAGCGACCAGTAGTGGATCCGGCACGCTCAACGATCTGCCGTTCACCGATCGAAATGACGCCCTGCTGTCCCCACAGGACTTGGCAGTCAGCATCGCCGGTGCGAACGAGGTACACCGAAGAACCAGTGGCAGAAGTCGTTCCACCAGCACCGACAACCTGGGCATCGCTCAAGCCGTTCAGGTTAGCTTGGCCAGCAAACCCAGCAAACCCACCAGCATCGTTTCCGGTGCCATAGAAGATTTGCTGCTCAACCTCGGCCATCGCCTGTCGCATGTGGGCGAGTGCCTCGATCCCCATCATGTGTTCCAGGCCACGCTCATCAGCGGTCGCGGCTGCGATGTCAACGGCGAACGAAGCATCGAGCACCTTGAGGTCCAGCGTCACGCTGGTGTAGGTGCCCTTCTTGTTTTCGATCCCATCATTGACATCACGGAATCCAACCGCTGGGTTGGCGGTGATCTTGCTGTACTTGAACGTGTTGCCAAGCACGGTTCGCGCTGCGAGCACGCTCAGGAATGGTGCATCGTCAAGGACATCGCTAACAAGGATGTCCATGTCGGTTTTGTTGAAATGCGCCACATCGGTCGTCGTCAGGTAGCTATCAGCCATAATTCAAAGTCTCCGTTTTGGTTGCGTTGGTAAAAATCAGTTCGAGCGAGGAGCGAACGCCCCAGCCCATCGAATCGCCTTCTCATCAGCACCAGCCTTAGCAAGCTTCGCTCGTCGCTCTGCTGCTTCGATCTGAGCTGCGGTCAACTCCTTGCCAGCAGGTGCAGCGCTCAGTGGCTGCTCCTCGCCAAGCTTCCCCTCGATCGCTGCAAGCTTCGCGGTTAGCTCATCCACCTGGGATTGCAGCTTCGCATTAGCCTCGCCAATCTCGCCGTTGACGATCGACAGGCATTCCTGCATCGTCTTGCCTTCAAGGAACCACTTGGCCCCCCGATCACCAAACGCAACCATGTAAGGTTGCGCAGCCTCAAGGCTCATCGCAGCGGGTGCAGGTGCCACAGGTGCGGCCTGTTCCTGCTGCTGAGTCTCGACAGCGTCCACCGCTGCATCAGCCATAACTTCTTCTCCGTAGTGAAGCGACAGAAAACCAAGTAGTCTTTCAACTACTTCCTTTTTCGGAACACCCGAAAAGTGAGTCTCAATCAGCGAGCTAACAACCGGTGCCAAGTCTCGCTTGTCGTATAGATCAAAGAGCCCACCACGGGTCGCGGCTGGCTCATCAACAAAGTCAACAGCCCTCAGCCCCTTGATTCTCAATGGTGCTTTTTCGCCTGGCTTGAGGGATTCCAAAGCGGCTAGCATCTCATCAGAGAAGTCAGCCACGATCGACAATCCAAACGTCTCGGAATCCTCTTGGGCGAGCTCCAGGAGGTACGCTCCCTGCTGACCCTTAGGACTGTTATCACTTGCCGAAAGCATGGTGAAATCAGCGTAGACAGCGTTTCCCTCAACGCGGAAATTCCGTGCCCTTGCAACGGTGGTCCCGAGGCCATCGCTAGACATGTGCGGGTGCGTCCAGCGTGCTTTGATTCCGCGGGTTGCACCGTTGCCGATGTCAGCGACCTGCTGGAGCGTGACAGCATCAACGACGATTGGCCGAGAGTCGTTTAGACTCCCTGCCTCGATCACCTTGGCCCGCTTGATCGTTCGGCCATCAACACCGCTTGCCGGTGCTTTGGTAGCCTGGCTACGAAACATCGTTAGGCGGCTGTTGCCCATTGTCTTCTCCTTCGCTTTCGGTGGTCTCTTCCGGGACGTCAGGCTCAGCCATGACAGGGACAGTAACCAGCCCTTCGGTCGATTCGTCGAAGCCGTATTGAGTAAGGTAGTCCCGCTCCTCAGCAAGCTTGCGCACCACATCCCGCCAATCGTCGCCGTACTTCTCCCGACGGATCTCTGAGCGAGTGCGTAGTTTGCCTTCGACGGCCATCAGGTCGCCTGTGATTTCTTGCTCTGGATTCCAATAAGGCACACCGGCTGGGATCCAGTCCCAATAGATTTGATCGATCTGCTGTACTCCCGCAGGCATCGAAAGAATCCCTGCCGCCATCCACTGCTGGATCTTCCAAACGGTGATGCGGTCGAGCATCTCTTTCAAATCTTCTCGCTTCGATTTGCAAGCCTGCTGATACTGGATAAGAGCAGCGCGGGAACCAAAGAAGTTCGTGTACGCTTCATCGTAGAACGACCAGGGAATATCCAAACTCTTTAGAGCAGCTTGCAGGCTAAGAGTCAGGAACGCCTGGAACTCTGTTGATGGGTGGCGTGACTCAAGGAACTCAGCCTTATCACCTGGATCTAGCTCAAGCTTGACGGGACCACGGCCAAGGTCAACTTTGTATTCATCGCCATATAGCTCCGCGTCATCGTCTGCCATTTCGCGGGTAATGGCGAGGGCGAAGAGTTGTGTGATCTTCGCCTTAGCCCGAGCGTAATCAGTAACTTCCAGGCTGTCCTGGAATGATGCGATCGCGGATGTAAGCGGGCTTACTCCACGCACCTGATCGAACGAATCGAAGTAGGCAAGCTGAATGACGTTGCCCGCGCTGATGTCCCGCTCAAAGGTGTATTGGCCATCCAAAGAACGCGACCACACTGCAACGCGGTTCATCGATCCGCCAGCACCAACTTTGATACCGTGGACCCAGTTGTACATTGGATCGACGCGGTTATCGGGTGATCGTACGCGATCGCCCTCGATAGCCTGTAGGCGTCCATCACGAAGTTTGACTAGAAACACATCACCGTCCAACACCCGACGCATCTCGGCCAGGCGGACCATGCGGCGCAGCGAGTGACGGCCAGCGATGTCGCAATTGATGGGGCGGTTGTACCAGTTCATGAGCGCCTCAAGGCGTTCATTGAAAACTGGGTCGTCAGTGTTAGCCTGAAATGTGAACGTCGAAACATAGTCTAGGTGTTTACGGATCGCCCAAGCCGCTACGCTGAAATTGCGGTTAAGCTCCCGAGCACCCTCGATAACCCTGCGTCGCTTCTGCGAATCTAGCAACGCATCACTAGACTGGATCCTCGTCCCTGGGTCGCGACGCTGCTGGTTCGGTTCGGCTGCGATGTACCGCCCAAAACGTGAAAGCCAGTTTGTCGCGGCACTGCGTGCTTCTTTAATCATGGGAGTTTCCTAGATTAAAGTTGCTCATCCGCGATCTGGTGCGGCTATAGCGGGTGACTTCCTTCCGCCAATACTGAAGCTCTTTCATCGCCTGCGAGCGGTCAAAATCAACGCTCGTTCCGTCAACGGAGACGCTGACGATCCCAGCACCGGAGGCGATCTGGGTTTCCAGAGAATCCACCATCGACTTGGCGAATTCCAATTTGCGATTACGCTCAGAAAAGTCTGGATTGCTCATGCAAACATAAAAGCAGAATTCAGGCGATTTTCGCCCGAGTTACCTAACAGATTCTGACTATTTTGGAGAGATTGGCCCAACTTCTCGCAAAATGGATGGCTGGTTGCAGAACTTGCAACTAACCCGGAATCGTCGGATCTCCTGATTCAATTCCGGGTATGTGGCGTGATAATGGGCTCCCTGCTGCTTTAGTAGCCCGCCACACTTCCCACAATGCGGGCAGCAAGGGACTTCGTAGGAAACGGTGGGCGGCTTCTTCTTTGGCTGGTTCATAGGTAGTCAACGCTCCCGCGATGTCGCTTCCTTGGTGCTTCCTGCTGTGGCTGCTGGGTGGCTGGTGGCTGCTCGCCTGTGGTCACCTGTGGCATCTGTGCGGCTGATCGCCTCCGCTTTGGTCCCGCGTCGCTGGGCAATCTGCAACCCTCAACCGAGGCGGCGACACAACACCCGACCAAACAGTCTAGCCAGTGGTTGTCAGGGCGATCCGCTTTAATCTTCCATTCATCAACCGTCCTACCGCGTCCCTCAGTTCGCACAGGGAACTCTGCGCGTAGGTGCTTGGCGATGGTCTCATGCTCGATCCCGCTCGCCTGGTACAGCGTGAGACTGCCAGGTGTACCTGGTTCGGTTGATAGGCGGGAATGAAGGAAACTCTTCCACCAATTGGCGTCGAATAGGACGTGCCGAATCGGGCTGTCCTTTGCCCTGTCCACCCGCCAATGTTGGCCAACAGCCCGCCCGAGTCGCCTGGTGTGGTTCGCGTTCAGTGGCTCATTCGATGCACCGATCCCCTTGCCGTGCGATGGATAGATCGATCCCTTATGAGTTGATCGCTGGCAATGCTGGTAAACGATGTTGCGGCTGAGCCCCCAGTTGGCATCTATCAGCATCCGATTGATTGCGAGCTCCAGCCCGTCCTCAGTCTTCCAGGTGCGGCTGAATAGATCCTTCTCGATTGCTGTCAGTGCTTTGGCAATCTTCGATTCCAATGACTCGCCTGGAAATTGCTTGGTGAAATTGTTCCTAACACCAGTCATTCGGAAATTCGTCGTTCGCTGATTTGGCCATGCTCCGTACTCGATTACTGTGCCAGTCATATCGTGACGCCAGGCGGTGACAGCATAGAAAAGGATCTCCTGCTGTACGTCAACCATTGCGACAAGCTTGGTGGTGTTCGCTGGTGCAATAGCCTTTGGAGTGTGGCCCATCCGCTTAGCGAGTGCGGTTTCGCTCAGCATCGTATCATCAGCGCGGAGCTCCATCGGCTGATTTTGATACTCCGCGAAAAACGCACCTTCATCCCGGAAGTAGAGGTTCATTGCGTTTTGAATCGCTGATAGCTCATCCTCGTTGAAACGATCCTCCCAAGCGGCGCGGGCTCCCTTGTCCATCTCGGCCTGGTTGTCACGATAGAACTCCGTGGCTTCGGTGGTATCGGTGCCGTTACGGAAGCACGCTTCCCGGATCTCCTGATACCGCTGCCAAAGATCCATCTTTTCGGGCATACCATAAAGCAACTGGGTTCTTTCGCCGTGCCACTCAGGGGAGACCTGACGATCTAGCGATTGGTCCGCCATGTCGCCACGCTGGATGACTGTGCAAGGCATCACACCAGCGATCTTTACACCAGGACCAGCGAGGCCCAAAATGTCGCCGTTGACGATGGCTAAGCGATCATCGTTCTGGGTTCCGCTCTTGGCGGATTCCCGCGTCTGTGGGTCATCCAGGATCACGTAATCGGGGCGGATAACCTCGCCATCTGGTGTCGTCTCCTGCTGTCCTCGAATATCGCCAGTGATACCACAAACTGATACCAGTGATCCTGAAGCCTGGCTACCCTCGATCGTCGGCAGCATGATGTTATCGGCCAGCCATCGGATCGCGGTATTCTTGCCTCGGTACGTCTGCGAATTCGCCCGAGCTGGCTTGCCATCTAGCAGCACGATCGGATAGCAGACTTCGGGGAAGTCGGCCAGTAGTAACGGGTTGAACCGTAGCTCAGATTTGATGCCGTTCAAAAGCTTCTGGGCTTTGGGTTCAGTGGCACCCACCAAGCACACCCAGCGACGGAACCCGCAAAGCAGAGCCCAAGTAGCGGCGGTGATGGCGATCGTTGTTTTGCCGGAACCACGGGGCATCGCCATTGCGAATAGACCACCAGCCTTGACGGTGGTTTCGATCCGCTCCAGGACTCGCAAGTGGTCATCAGACCAACCCAGGTGGAATGCTGACGGGCGGTAAATCTCGCAGTAAGCGCGGAGGCTGTCCATCGCCTCCTGCCTGCGGACTGGATCGCCAATTGGCGGAATCTCGCCAATGTCCGCGGCGGCTTTAGCCTGCTGTCGCATCCGCTCCGCCATCTTCTCCCGGTGGACGCGGTATTGCTCAGCAAGCTTGTCCTTGCGGTCGCTATTCATCGTCGCCATAGATTGATCCCAGCTCAACTGGGTCGCCCGTCACGGTATCAGGCAAGTTGACGTACCAAGCTTTGTTCTCAGCGGCTCCGCGATAGACTTTGTAACGACACCCTGGGAAGAGGTTGGTGAACTGTGCAACACCGCTTGCGTTACTTGTCACGGTTCGCAGTCGGTTATCCAGTGCCAAACCGACCGAACCCTGAGCGAGCCCAACCAGTTGCATTGTGATCGATACACCAGCCTCAACCACTCCAAGATGACTGTAGCAGGTGTAGTATCCGGTGATTTGGGTTGCCGGGCTTGGCGTGATGCTGATCGCTGTCAGGCTGTAGCTAACGGCCTCATCGTCATCGACTACCAGGGACGCGCCTGCAAAGGTGGCACCTGGCGAGGTGATGGCAACGGTCCATGTGCCATCGTCAACGTTGAACGTGATTTGGCCAGAAGCGTTTGTAGAT